ATATGTTCACCTCACTTTGCTGGGCTGGGGCTATTCCCTCGTTTGAAACTGCGTTTTTTAACACGAAGCCCCACGCCGCTGTCCGCTTTAAAAAGTCTTAGAGATTTGACCGCCCCCACCGGTCGCCGCTCTCGACAGTGATTCGAGAGTGACAGGATTTACAGAGAGCCATGAGGTTGCTCTTCTCATTGCCGCCGCCTTTGGAGAGCGGAAGGATGTGGTGTACCTCTTCGGCGGGAGTAAGCTTACCTTGCTTCTCGCACTCCTCACAAAGAGGATGCGACTTGATGTAGCGGTCACGGATACGCTTCCAAGCACGACCGTATCGTTTGTTGGAAGCAGGGTCACGTTCGTATTGATTGTAATGATTGTCCATTGCCTTTTTATGCTCGGCACAGTATTGCCCGCTTTCAGCAAGCCGACCGCAGCCGGGGTAAGCACAAGGACGCTTTGGTTTGTAAGGCATCGTTTCACCTCCCGTACTTGTCAAAGATAATCTCCGGCCTAAAGGCAAGCATCAGCTTTTTCTTACCTTTGTGTAACTCGATGCATCTGACTCCAAGCCTATTAAGTGCAGCACAGAAATCTTGCTTTGATACATTTTCTTTTTCGTTGATGATGTCGTACAAGGTATCTACATTAACAAAGCCGACGCGGAGTATCTCGACAATTAAATTTGTGTAGATTCCTACTGGTTCCATTATCATAAACTCACCTCACTTTCGGGCATAAAAAAACCACCGGGGATCCCTCCTCGATGGTCTTTGGAATTCTATTTCTCTATTCTAATGGTATCAAAATAAACTATGAACATCTACTAACATTTCCTATCATCTTTTCATGCTGGGATAGAAATCTTTGAGAGGGCTTTGTCCCTTATTCGGTAGATGTGCTGGATGCTGTAGTCCATATCAACAGCGATCTGCTCCCAGGTCTCAAAGCAAAGGTAACGCTTCTCAAGCAATGTTTGGTATTCTGTATTGTCAACCGTTTTTATGACCGCTACGATTTCACGCTTCAAGTCGACAAGGCGGTCGATGTCACTGTTTATTTCTGCTTGCAGGTCGATTATCTTTGTAACAGCATCTGCCATTGTGGATGTTGCACGGTTGGGGTTCTTTGGCATACCCGTAAGGGTAGTTGTTACCTTGTTGGCAAGATCGTTCAGTGAAGCCACTTGTTCCAGCTTACTGTTTATGCGTTGGTCCAGGCGGTAAGCCTGTCCGAGATATTCTTTTACCGTCATCATAAAACCTCCTCGTTGAGTTTGAGAATAAGCATCTCTGGGTCAACCGTAGTAAGTGATGTGTACCAATCGGAACGGAAGAACCGCTCGACTTCCCGTTTCGTATATAAAGCTGTATCGCTGCGGGGATGCTTTTTCAACCTTTTTAGTGCATTGCGGTAATCCTTGACCGCTTGCAAAATGATGGCATTTGCCAGTCCTTCGTATGTGTCGTTCATGCGATTTTCCTCCTTTCCGTCAGATTTGCTTTGACTGCATTGATTAGGTCGGACTGGGTTTTCTCTTTTTTGCGAAGCGCCGTCATAACCTGTTCATCAATGGTTCCTTTAGCAACAATGTGGTGGATAACCACCGTATCACGCTGACCTTGTCGCCATAGGCGGGCATTGGTCTGCTGATATAGTTCAAGTGACCATGTAAGCCCAAACCAGATGAGGGTGGAACCGCCGCTTTGAAGGTTCAGTCCATGCCCAGCAGAAGCAGGGTGAATAACTGCAACCTGGATATTTCCGCTGTTCCAATCTGCGATGTCCTTTGACGTTTTGATCTGCCTAACATCAAACCGCTTGCAGATACGCTCAAGGTCGTGGTTGTACCAGTAAGCAATAAGGACCGGCTTACCGTTTGCACCTTCAATCAAATCCTCAAGGGCATCCAGCTTGCGGTCGTGGATTTGATGGGTATTGCTATCCTCATCGTAGACAGCACCGTTTGCCATCTGAAGGAGTTTGCCGGAAAGAACAGCGGCGTTGACTGCATCAATTTCATCAGCTTTAAGCTTTATGACCATATCCTCACGGAAGGTATCGTATATGTCCTGCTCATCCGGACTTAAATAAACAGGCACTTCATTTATCACGCACTTAGGCATTTTCAAGAAATCAGTAGATTTCATGGAGATGGTAATATCAGATATAAGCCTGTATATGGACTTTTCTGCACCCGGAAGAGGCTTGTAGGAAAAGACCATCTGCTGATTTCGCTTATCCGGAGTAAAAAAGTTATTACGGTAATGGGTGATGTACCTGCCGAGTCTTTGACCCATGTCGAGGATACGAAATTCCGCCCATAAATCCATAAGTCCATTGCTGGAGGGAGTACCCGTAAGACCCACAATCCTTTTTATCTTAGGCCTAACTTTCAAAAGGCTTTTAAACCGCTTTGCACTGTAGGATTTGAAGGAAGATAACTCATCGATGACCACCATATCGAAGTCAAACGGGAGATTGCTCTTGCTCACGAGCCAGTCTACATTTTCACGGTTGATGAGGTAAATATCCGCTTTGACCATGAGTGCATTTCTTCGTTCCTGTTCTGTACCGATTGCGACGGAATAAGTAAGGCCATGAAGGTGATCCCATTTTTCGATTTCAGCAGGCCATGTATCACGAGCCACTCGAAGTGGTGCGATAACCAGAATTTTATGTGCATCGAAGCGGTCAAAGAGGAGTTCGGTTATTGCTGTCAGAGTGATCACGCTTTTGCCAAGACCCATATCAAGTAGAATTGCGGATACCGGATGATCAAGTATGAAGTTCGTTGCATATTTCTGATATTCATGAGGTTTGTATTGCATCAAGAACACCTCCAATTTGCTCCGCACTGTCAATGCAGTAAACCGAAAAGCCAAGTTGCTCTAACTGCCTTTTTCTGAGTACTTGCAGCGGCCGCATATCTTTACCCGGTGCTTTAAGTTCAATAAAGGCTAATTTCCCATATGGTAAAAGCACCAGTCGGTCAGGCACTCCATTGATACCGGGAGCAGTAAACTTAAATGCTATGCCGCCCATGTTTTTAACTGCGGATTTCAATTTATGTTCAATCGTCTTTTCTAACATCGGTTTCCTTTCCCGCTGTTCCAAAGTGCCAAAGAATCGCTATTAATATGAAATGGTGTATATACCCTATAGCTACTTACCTTTTTATTTTTAATAGTATTGATTGGAACAATGGAACAGCGTGTGTTCTTTTGCGCCTATTTACAAGGCTTTATGGATAGTTCCAACGGAGAGTGGGGCTTGGAACTTTCGGTACAAAATCGGGACTTTGGAACTGTTCCAAACTGCTCCCCGCGAAGAGTTCATTCTTTGGAACAGGACTTTGGAACATAAATCCACTGGGGTCCATAGAGCGGGATTCGTATCTTTGCTTTGGAGCGCTCCCAGCCTCCGATGCGGGTGACAATAGCAGAGATATCATTAGCATCGATACGACGTAGGTTAGCTCTTTCTTTACCGAAACACTCGCACCAGATTTCCATATTTGAGACGGACTCACGCCTTATAGTGCCGGTACGCCTTTCGCCGCCGAACTCACTACCGTTTAAGAAATTCCTGCGTTCAAACAGATCCAGGCTGTCCCAGTCCTCTGGCAGAAGGGTGTCGATGTATTCACGCACCAAGCCTTCACGCTCATCTGATTCCAAAGCTTCACGTTGCTCGGCTTTTGCCAATTGCTCAACAGTTTTGTTAAGATACAGCTTTTCGCCTTTCTTCACATACACAAGGGTTTCTGCCCATATCTGCTGAATTTCGTATGCAGAAAGCTGCCATGAGTGTTTTGTTGTGCCGCCGGGTGTTTTTACCGGCCAAAACCTGCGGTTACCCGTGGTATCACGAAGATAACCGGACTCTGCATTGGTCGTGCCGAAAAATACGCACTGCCTTAAGTGCGGAGTTGCGCGTTTGCCGAAAGAAGCGCGATAGATATCGTTCTGTCTTGATATGAAGGAACGGAGGGTTTCAACTTCGGCTTTTCTAAGGCCCGCCAGTTCACCGATCTCGAGAATCCAGTAACCTTGCAGCTTTTCAGCGGCGGTTTTGTCCTTTGTATCGCTAAGGTTTAAACTGTCGGAGAACCACTCCCCGGCAAGTTTTGATATAAGAGTGCTTTTCCCGACACCTTGGGGACCGTTCAGCACAAGCATGGAATCAAACTTGCAGCCGGGATTCAGTACCCTGGCAATAGCGGCGCAGAGCGTTTTTCTTGTCACAGCACGGACATATTCGTTATCATCCGCGCCAAGATAATCAATGAGCATCGTATCCACGCGCAGTATTTCATCCCATTCCGGCAGACTGTCAATGTACTCACGGATGGGATGGTAGGAGCGGTCGTCAGTAACCTTTGCCACAGCTATTTCGTAATTCCTTGCAGAGAAGGCACCATAGTGCTTGTCGATATAACTGATCAACTGGGCATCGTCTGCGTCTCTCCAAAACTTGCTTGGATGATTCCATGGTACTTCACCTTTAATCTCCATGCCGTCCAGCTGCTGATTAAACACGATGTCTTTTAAGCTGGGGTCATTTTCCAAGATAAGCGTAAGGTTACGGAGCGAATTCTTCAGCACCTTGGAACGAGGCTCATATTCAAGGCGTGAAAGCCAGTCAGTATCATCGGTGAAATCATCCAAGGCTTCCTGCTGGCGCTCAAGTGCAATTGCAAGTTTTATCTTGTCATCCTCTATGGCAAACTGACACATTTCCTTAAAGGAGGGCAGCTTGCTCGGAGGGGTTTCTGCTGATGCCTTATCGTCCAGCCTGCCGAACTTATGAATTCGCACTGCATCAAAGGCGTTCATAAGCTGACCGCAAGCCGGGTCGGTGGCGTGATGGGAATATGCGAACTTATCATCGTAAATGACTACACCTGCACTGCTGTCAGCAGGAATATAATCGAACCTACCTTCCATCGCTGAGGGAGCGTAAACATCCGGTAGAAACTTTTCAATGGCCTCCGTAACGCTGTATGTTCGGCAGAAGGTTCCAACGATGCCGGACTTTCCGAGCGGGTCCTCTTGATGCTTTCCGGAATAATCAGTTACCTTGCTTTCCCTTGATGATGTTGGGAGGAGAGAGCAATCCCGCCAATTTGGATGCTTGGCTAAGTACTTATCAGGGTCGAGCCATTCGCCATCACAATGCTTGAATACATATTCACCGTTTAAAGGTGTAGTAGGCCAGTACATCAACTGATGAGGGCGGTAGCTGCATTCGTCAAACATATCCATGCCGAGATCTTCCGAGAAGTAGCGGGCAATTGCGATGTATTCATCCGGCGTAACATCTCTGGTCAGCGGAACGAGGACACGAACCCTCGGCGCTTCCGGGGTGTGACCGTGTGTGGTGTATAGGCAGGAAGCATATTTATGCTCTGCCTCATATCTTGAAATAAAATCCTTGTCCGCATGATCGGCATCATGGGTCAGCATGGAACGGTAGGCTACATTTTCACGTTTGCGTCTGTTGTCCTTAAGGTGACCGCCTACAAAGCCGCCTTTGTCTTTTACTCTGTCGCGCTCCGCTTTGGGCAGTTTCGGATATTCTTCAACTGTCTCGGAAGTGCGAATTGTGTGTTCAAGACGGCTGCAGAGTTCTTCAAAGCGGATGGTTTTATTTGACCAGTTCTTTGCAGAACAGCTGTTGCCGTATGCGATTGCTAAATCACGCATCTTCTGATACCTCCTTATAGTTAAAGCCGAAATATTTAACCCCCTGGCCACGTTTCTTGGCTTTTGCAATCTCAATAGCCATTCCGTCGGATATGCGGTCACCGAATACCCATACCTCTTGGCACTTGCCCATAATGACCAAATCTATAAAGAGAGCGAGGTCACGCTCCTTGGGATTATTGTCATCCATGAATTGTGGCAGAAGCAGATGCATTGCGATGGGAATACAACCGCTATTAAGCACAAAACGGCAATGCTCCCGTGCTTTTTTCACATTTTCCTCCACATTCCCGGAATAAGGGGAGCAGATATATACAAGCGGTCTGAAGGGCATCTTTTTTGACTCTTTTTCTATATGAGTCAAAGCTTCGTATGCTGTTGGGTCATAGTAGCCTTCAGCGTTAAATTTGTTAATGCTCATGAGGGAGAGCCTCCTTCCTGTTAGTCTTTTTTATAAAATTCACATTCGTAGCCATCGGCACTAAGCAGCAGCCCATTCGCCCATTTAGGCTTTACGGCCATGATTTGGCATATTTCATCAACTGAGGACTTGCCCAGGGGTACTTCAAGAACCGCTTCATCATGGACGTGCATGACAATCTCAAAACCAGAAGCGGAAAGACGTAGCATAGCTTCTGTCAAAATGTCGCGAGCGGTGGCTTGCACAATGTTTTCCACGAATTTGGGACCGTAGCTTTCTATACGTTCCCATTTCTTAGTGCCGCCGACGCCTTCATAAGTAATGGCATCCGAACCAAACTGGTTGACTCCGATTCTTGGCTTCACATACACAAGGTTTCTGCCGGATGGGAGAGTAATAAAGAGCATTCCGCTCTGATAGGTAAAGCGGATGCCGTGTGTTTCTGTTGCTGTTTTCTGCCTGACTGCTGTCATTGCTGCCTTGTCGACGTCCCACCACAGTTTAACGATGCGAGGGTTGGACTGACGCCAGGCTGTAACAAGCGGTTGCAGTTCATCCTCGAGAACACCCATCTGCAAAGCACCCATTGCTTTGAGTGCGCCAACGGAGCCGCCATAACCCAAGGCGAGTTCTGCGATTTTTCCTTTTTGCCGTAAGTGGCCGTTAACACCGTTTTTCTCAACCGGCACATGGAACATCTGCGAAGCGGACGCACAGTAAATGTCACCGCCGTTTTCAAAGACACCCATTCGCCACTTTTCACCTGCAAACCAGGCGATAATCCGGGCTTCGATTGCAGAAAAGTCTGCAACGATAAATCGGGAGCCGTCTTTTGGCACAAACGCTGTGCGGATGAGTTCTGAGAGGACGCTTGAAGTGCTGTCGTAGAGCATATCCACAGCATCAAAAAATCCTGCTTTTATAAGGTTTCTTGCAGCTTCTAAATCAGGCAGATGGTTTTGCGGGAGGTTTTGCACCTGTATAAGCCTGCCTGCATATCTGCCGGTTCTATTGGCTCCGTAAAACTGGATAAGCCCTCTGGCTCTGCCGTCTGAACCGACCACGTTTTCCATAGCGGTGTATTTCTTGACCGATGATTTGGCAAGCTCCTGACGAAGTGAAAGAACCTCTCCCAGATCAGGCGGAGCAGTCTTTATTAGTTCTGTAACCGCTGCCTTGCCGAGGGTATCTGTTTCAAGACCGTTGTCGGCGAGCCACTCCTTCATTTGTTGTACAGAGTTGGGGTTTTCAAGACTGGTCAGGTTTTGCATGAGACCGCGTAGTCTTGTTTTTGTAACCTCATCACAGCAAATAGCTTGTTTTACAAAATCCATATCAAGGGTAATTCCACGATCGTTGATGATCTGGTCGAGCCTATAATTGTCCCATTCTGTATTAGATACCGGGAACTTGGAGAGTTTTTCTTGAATGCCTATTTCGGTTTCCACATCACGCTTGTTGTAGGCTTTGAAAGTTTCCCATTTCTCCGTATCATGGTGTGGCAGATTTCTTCTGCGTCCTCCGTTTGTTTTGGTAGCGGAGCAAGGGACACAGAAATACTTAATGAGGTTTTTACCTTCCTGGAGTTTCTGCTTTTTCAATCCAAGAACGCTACCTACACCTTCAAGTGAAAGTGGAAGGCCGAGTGTAGCTGACCATACCATTGTGCAATGCCATCCTGTAGGGTCGAGATAAGTACCTGTGGGGAACCCAAGAAAACGGGATAAGCAGATGCGCTCAAACTGTGCATTGAAAGCCCATTTTGTAATGGTGGGGTCAGACAAAGCGGATATGATAAGCGGAGGGATTTTCTCTCCGCAGGCAAGGTCTATAACCTGCGCTTCGCCGCCGTCAATGGAATATCCAAAGAGCAACACTTCAAAGTCCTCACCTTCGGCATAGCGATAGACACCGCTTTTGCCAAGGTCGACCGAGGAAAAGGTCTCTATATCAATGCTGATAGCTTTCAAAAAATCACATCCTTCCTTACACGGAAAGGGAGGCGGAAAAGCTCCGCCGCCCACCGTGAGTGCCGTTTTGTCTATGCGAGGAAATCGTCATTTTCTAAGGATGTGAAGTCATCAGATGCCGAGGATCTGCTGCTGAGCGGTTCGCCGTCTTTAATCTTCTGAATGTTACCAAGGCCGCAAGCAACACCCTTGTTGCCGTTAGAGTTGAAAGCGTAAAAATTGAGTGACACCCTTCCATAGCAGCCACTGTAGACTTCATCACGGTCAAGGATAGGCTTGACTGATTTGTCCACGATCTGAGGGGCAGTAGTGCTGTTGGCATTAACGAAGTAGTGCCCTTTATACGCTTCATCATCACGCTCGATATCGCCATCGCGAAGAGGCAGTTTGATTGCAGCCTTATTCGGCTTCTTGCCACCGAATTTTGCGATACCATCTTCAATGGCAGCATCAACCGCTGCTTCAATTGCCTTGATGGTTTCCTTGTCGGACTTAGGGATAAGTACGGAAACACTGTATTTCTCCGTACCTCCGTTGATGGATACGGGTTCCCAACCGTGAAAATAGCTGAAACGAGTATTAACACCGGTTACTACCTTGGTTTTGCTGTTGTTCTGATTTGCCATATTATTCATCCTCCATAATTTCATTAAAATCGTTAGTTGCGTTTGATACGTTTATAGCCGGACGCTTATCCGAAACAGGAACGAGAGTCGGCTTGCCCGGTGGTTTATATACGAGGTCACCGAGAACCTCATTGAACTTGGCTTTCCCCATCAGCTTTTCAAATTCCGTAAGCGTGATAAGGCTCTGCCTGTAGATGTCTTTATAGCCATTGGCCTTTGCAGCCTCAGCAACGTCATCTTCATCTTTGAATTTCCTGACGCTTCGGCCAGCCACGACTTTGTAGCCCGACCATTGTTTTCCGTGGTTGACGGCGGCATCGGTAGCGTAAGCCAGCAGGTCATTTGCCCATTTGGTGATGTCGTTCAGCTTTCCTAAGACATCCTCGATTTCCGCATCTGATAAGAGCGGTGGGAGACGGAATTCGGATTGTGCCAGCTTCAGCTTTTCTTCGGCTCTTGCACGGCACTTCACAGCGGCACGGCAGAAAGTACACCAGTCGCCGGGGCAATATTCACCTTCGCCCTTAAAGGCAAGTTCGGCCTTTATCCTAAGTTCGTTTTCTGCCCAGTCCCTCAGGTCATCCACGGGGATAGTCCATGTGCTGACATTATCTCTGCGGGGTTGGAAAACCGTCATAGACACCTCGTCAATGTCATAAAGGCTGTCGTAGATTTCCAAAGCACCGAGGCTGTACAGCATCATTTGACTGTTGCGCTCTGCGTTTACCAAAATTCCCATGCCATACTTCAAATCAATAATGTGCAGGGCCTTATCAGAGATGAGGATGCAGTCACCTGTGCCAAAGCCATCGGGCACATATTTGGAGAAGTCCAGATGCTGTTCAATCAGCACCAGTGGGTCGGAGCAGGACTGCTTTGCCAGTTCCAGTTGCTCAAGTACAAAATCTACATAGGCATCTGTGTATTCGTCCATCTCGTCACAGTCAAAGGGAGAGATAGGTTTCTTGCTACGCATCTTAAGTGCCCTACGCAGTTTGTGTTCGGCTAAGGCGTGGGCAGCAGTACCTTCTGCAGCGGCTGAGGACTCGGTATCATCGAATTCTAATTCAAGCCGGGCAGCGGGAGTACATTTTGTCCACCTATGGGAACTGGATGCGGAAAGGACTGCGTGTCTACCCATTGGCAAGTACCTCCGCATCCGCAAGGAGGGACTCGTATTCGCTGGGATCGATGTCACTTAAGCGGTTTGCCCCGTGCTTAATAAGCAGCGCCTTGACCTGGGCAGTTTTGCCGCTTTGACTGATAGGCGTAAGCACGGCTCTGACATCTTCAACTGAGATGGTCTTTGCGACAGGTTTAACTTCCTGTGTCTTTTGAGTGGATGGCCTTTCTTCGGATTCGACTGAAGGCTCATCGCTTGCGATGGCATTTGCCAAGGTACGCAGGCTTTCTGTCAGCGACTCCATGTCGTTCACCACATCAAGAAGCAGTTTGATTCGGCTCATGTGCATTTCCTCCTTTCCCAATTTCGTGGATTTCTACCGACTGAACGCTCTGTCCGGGAGTGAGTACCAAAACCTCGGTAAACTCACCGAAAAGAAAATTCAGTAGTCTTTGCGGTATCTTACTGATTCCGCTCTTGATGACGGCTTTCTTTTGAGAGCCATCTTTTCGTGCAACATTGATTTGCACTTTGTGTTGCAGATTCATAGGCTTTACCTCCTGTGTCAGACGGGTCTGCACCCGGAGGAAGGGTGGCTATCAGTAGCGTCTTATCTCTTCCTCTACTAATAGCCGAAAATATTAACCCCCTCCTAAAATGCAGTAGTTATACGGTTTTAGAGGATGCCTTGCTCTGCAAACAGCTTCCTTAGCCGGGCGATGATTTTACTTTTGCGGTTATGGATTGCTGTAACAGATTTGCCTTCTTCTTTGGCAATCTCAGTAAGTTGGCGCTGGCTGCCAAACAGATCGTAAATAAGGTCGATTTGCTGGGGAGTGAGTTTCTCCATCAGCGTCAGCAGCTGCTCAACAAGAGGATTAGGCTCGTCCGACTTCTCATCTAAAAAAAAGGCTGGGTCGGTCTTACGTGTACCAAGATTCTCAATGGGGTCGCCGATGCAATCATCCGGATCACTTTCAAGCTTGGATTTTTTGTTTTCCGTACTGTAGTCCCGGTTCTCTTGTTCATAACGGTCACCAAGGTCAGCTGCGTGGTCGAAATCATCGAGCATGATAATATGCTCTTCTGTTACGCCGTCTTGACCTGCTGTGATGGTGATAGGGAGAGTCTTTTTGGCTTCCTCATTCCAGTGCCAGTAGGTGTAGGTGGTTGGTTGTTTCTGAGACTTTTTCATTTTGCATTCCTTTCCGTCCGGGCAAAGGGCGGCGGAATACAAAAAGAGCCTGTGGTGAAGATGTCCACAGACCCCGCTTGTCCAAAAAATGGGCGCACGAAATCACGGTGGGTGCATCTTCATTCCCGACACAGCCTTTATTGCTGTGTCTTGAACTCTTATGCATCCCGCCGTCCTAATGCGCATCTCGGACTTTGAGATTTTATTTAGAAAGCATTACTGCTTATCTATAAACTTAATGTAGCACGGAAATTTTTCTGAAAATGGACATGCCATGTCCTGTCAAAACCCATGCAAATAAAAAAAGCCGGAGTTATCTATTTCTGCCTTTTTACGGCTTCATAGATAACTCCGGCGGTTTGCTCCTCGATTGGTTACGGGGCAGATTGCGGTAGCTTCTGTTTACTTATTGGCTGCCTTTGCAGCTTCAACCTGGGACACCACTTCATCCCAGGGGATTTTTACGATTTTCTTCTTATCGTTCTTAATTTCCAAATCGACACTGGTACCCTCGATTACAACATCAAATACTCTCTGCGGTGTTGGTCTCTCATTGCTGAAACTAAGGATGGGGCGTTTTACCATTTAAGACCCTCCCTTCAGGTAGTCGGCAATAAGGCCTCGAACCGCTGGTGCAACCTTTGCATCGAGTTCAGTCTCCTGGACGCTCTTATACAGTTGAGTAGCATATTTTTTAAGGGTTTCAAATGGGTCGTCAGAGGTGTAGAACGCCTTTTCCCAATGATGGCCATCTTTATCAGACCAGACGAATATAAAGTCATAACCTTGGAAATTTTCCTTTTCAGCAGCCGAATAGGGAATGACAGCTAATCCTTTCTTTGCGTCAATACTTTTGCATACAAATATGTCATCAGTAAGTACCCATTTGTAATCGGGGTTTAGGTGCTGCGGATGATATACCACTTCGTCCTCACTCACTTCAGTTACAAGTCCCATTTCCTTATATTTGTCATTGAGGACTGTCATAACCCCACCTTCAGATTCCCACTCGATAATGTTCTCCTTAGTCTGCTCACAAAGTTTAATGAGAAATTTCGCTACCATATCAGTGTTATTGTTTGGAATGGATAAGTCATTTCCAAGCAAGTCAGATAGACTAATACCGAAAATTCTGGCTATCTTCCAAACAACATCAATACTAAGCTTCTTATCAGAACTGGGTTTTGCTGTTCTGGAAATATAGCCGCTGCTGATTTTTAGAAGCTGCTCCAGCTCGCCCATACGCATATCGTACTTTTTCAAAAGGAATGCGATGTTATTATGCAGGATAGTCTTATCAAAGTCCCCGAATTTTTCAAGGTATTCGTCAATGTATTCCTCCTGCTGATGGAGCATCCAGAAGCAAGGATGTCCGCTGTCAGGCTCGAATTGATTTTTGCACTGCACAAGGAGTTCCCTAATGCGCATGGCTTCAATTAGGTCCTCCAGGGAATTAATATCTTCGATAAGAGAATACCACTCTCCGTTATAATCAAATTTGCCTTCTATTGATTCATCATATTGGCGTGACATATAAAAACTACCTCCGTTCAAATATCTTTGCTTGTATTATTTCATTTGAACCGTAGAATGTCAATGGTTCAAATGAAATAAATATCAAAATATATTTGAACCAAAAAAGACCTGCACATTGAGCGCAGGTCTGCCGATATTCTCTGTTACCCGGACACGTCATGTCCGTTTTTGAGCAAAATAATTTTATATTTCTACTCCGTACTGATACAGATACTCCTGAACTGCCCATAAAGGCTCTGGATATTTAACGTGAAGAGCTTCGTTGATCCATTGGTGATTTGAATTCATGGGATTCAGCGGGCACTGCAAGACAGTCATAAGTTTTTCGCTAATTACAGGAGGTAGGTGGAGTCCAAAGCAAATAAGAGCTGCCGTTTCCACCTTTGGAGTTGTTTCACCCTTTACAGTTCTGCTGATGGTTTTTGGATCACGGTCGATTTCAGAACCGAGATCGGTATAATTCATATCCCGCCACTTTAAAAGCAGTTCCATGCATTGTTCTGGGTCATCTGTCATCTGTTTACGGATTTCAATAGCCTCAGCCTGATACTTTTTCCTCATAGCAACCTGGCGCTCTTGTGGCGCATTCTGGTAACCGTTATGGTATTTTATTTCGAAGGTGATATCACTCGGTTCACGGTTCAAGAAACACGCAGTATAGTATTTGTCTGCAACCTTGCTCGTAATGGTCATGTCAAAGACAAGGCAACATTCGTCCATATGGGAGCGAGCATAACCGGTTAGGTCAAGCTTTCCGTTTTCACCTGGCTGAACGTAAAGCGGAGCATTATAGACATAGTGATTATCAATAAACAGATAGTCACCACTGTCAGTTAAAGCACGAAGTTCTGGATTAAAGAAACGTTCGAGCGCCGCATCCTGTGCAGATAGAGAGAATGTCTGATTGACCTTTATGGCGCCTTTTCGGAATCCGTGAGGTTTTACATAGCGTCCGTCCAGATAGGTGTATGTGCCGATAGCTTCCTCGAATCCAAGTTCTACAAGCCGAATCTTCGCGGCCTGCCTGGATACTCCGAAATCAGTCTCTAATGCCGTAATGACCTGCTCCATGACCTCAATGGTATGGCGAGCATTGGTTTCACGCATGAACCTTATTATGTATTCCTTCGCCTTTACTTTGAACGGCTCTGCAGGCATCTGAATCCTCGGAGCGAGAGCGTTTGCCTGCCATTCCATCCAGTCGTTAGCCGATTTGCCTTTGTTATCCTTTATGCCTCCGACAACCAGGCATTTTATTTGAGTAGCGTTTTCGTTGTATAGACGTTCCAGTTCAAAGGCTTTCCTGTGCTTATCCCAATGGACACATTCGTGGATGATTGTATTATTAACAGACCCCAGATTGCGTAAAAAATATGCATCGGGATCTACTAAGATTGTGCCGCTTTTTACTTGTATCTTTTTGAAAGAAGAGCTTTCTTTATCGTAGTATTCCGTTACGCAGTCCGCAAAGAATACCTGCCCAAACGTAGAAAAATCAGAAGTAATATTCTTCAGTTGGATTGAAAGCCCCATACGTTCCGTAAGAACCATAGGATCAATAGGCATCGGATTATATAAGGCTTCTTGGTAGTACTTTTCCAAGAAGGCTTTAGCTACAGATTCCAACTGCTCTTTATGTATTATAGGAACGAGTGAATCCGACATAGGGTTGTCTTGCTTACTTCGGTAGTCATATTCTTCAGTGGCATTAATTGCGAAATCGGCAAGGTTACATGAAAGGTCACCAGAACAAGTAACCTTGAACCAGCGTCTTTTCTGGTCATATCTGTCGGTGTGTCTGTCGGTTTCTGATATTTCAAACTCAGCTTCCAGAAGTACGTCAAACTCTATTTTCATCCCAGGCAGGCTATCTACAAAGACGCTTTTGATATCGATATCCGATAATTCTGCACCGTCAATAGTACGTACCAGATGTGAAGAAACATCCAGATCGCGATGGTTCTGTTCCAGATAACTGGACACGGCATTGAATAGCTCATTATAAAAACGATTTGTAACATATTCTTTAAATGAACGATTTTGCATCATAGCCGACCCCTCCACTAAGCAGTGAGAATATCACATTTATTTTCCTCAGAATATCCTTGCGGTTAATTTAATCTATTGGATTATATTGTAACATTTAGAGCAGGAATTTTCAATCAGTTCAAATGAATATTCTTGTTATCGCACGATTCATTCACACATTTGCATTGTGTTTTATATTTTGAGGTGATATAATTATACAGTGGCTACTATCAAAGCCACTTAACTTGGTTTGTATTGAAAAGTTGAGAGGTGAAATCAATGTCCATAAGTTATAAGAAACTATGGAAGCTACTTATCGACAAAGATATGAAAAAGAAGGATTTACAAATTGCTGCTGGAATAAGTGCTTCTTCTATTACTAAAATGGCAAAAAACGAAAATATAAGCACTGAGACATTGACTAAAGTTTGCGTTGCGCTTGACTGTGATATTGCTGATATTGTTGAAATAATTAAAGAATAGTTATTTCGTACATAATGAATAGCCACATTTTAGCCCGCGTTATCGGGCATTAACTTATTATATGAGCATTCTAAAGGGGGAGAAACTTATGACTACATTGAATTCAAACATTTTAATTGTTGAAAATCAACGTAAGAAACACTCAAAGGCATCTGAGGAATATGTTCATGTGAGATTCACCTACCCAACTAAAACGTGGGATGGGTGGGTACCAGTTGAGTATCGGCGTACCGGAGTATCTATAAAAACAAAGGATGAACTTTATACACATCTTAATGATGTCTATGAACAAATGAACCCAGCGAATTATAAAGAGTGGTTAAAAGATCAGGAAAAATACTGGTCAGAAGAAAAAGCTGGTGTTGCAACAACAAAGGGCTTCTTTGATAGTTTAGCCAGAGGGGGATGGCAATGTGTAGAATGTACTCTCCCCAAAAACCCTAATTGGGCCAGAAGAATACAAGACCTGAAAGAGTTCGGTTATACTTTAGCTACTGATACAAAAAAATATTGTTCTACCTGCAAGGCCAATAAAACACATTTGATTTTGTTGCCAATTGCCCGTGGCGGTGTTGAAGGCAATGGATATGAGGCATGGTCACCTGCATTAAGAAAAAGAATTATTAAGTTACTTGGTAGTATTGATGTCTATGATGGCACAACTTCTTCTCATTGCCTTCCGGATCATAAATTTTCTGAAATACGGTGGTCCGATGATACAAAGGCCGAGAATCCTGATACTATGACTGATGAGGAAATCCGCCAAAAATTTCAGTTATTAACAAATCAACGTAACCAGCAAAAACGAGAAGTATGTAGAACCTGTTTTCAAACTGGAAAACGTGGAGCTATCTATGGAATAAATTATTATTATGCTGGAACGGAGAATTGGTC